CATTGTAGGTGTTTCTCTCTGCTTTTGATAAAGAGTTGTAAATTGCATTATTGCCAGATAACGATGGAACCTTGGTCCATGACTCTGACAACTGTCCAAACTGGTCCAACTTGTAAAGCCACACGTCCGTGTTGTTGATGTTGGATGTCTCAAAACTTTTAACATAGTTCGTGATCGCTGTGTCCACGGTGAACTCTTGGTTCTGCATCGTGCCCTGTTTGAACAGGAAGAAGAATCCCGTGTTGTTGGAACTGTCCCCAGAACCATCGGTCCTGTAAGTGTATGTCAATCCCGTGCCTGGCACTGGTGATGATTCGTATATTGAATCAGAATCTGTTATGGTGCTGGGCACTATTTCGAATGATCTGGACACGCCTCCCACTGACTTCTGGAACTTGAATATGGGTAGATCCAACTGGTTGGAACTTAGAGTGTAGACCTCGGTAGTGATACCACCTATTGTGTCTGACTCCCTTGGATTGCCAAACAGTTGTCCTGTCTGGTTGGCCGCGTTCAGAATAGCAGTGAACTGCTCCCTATAGTTTGAGTTTGCCGAGTCATTCCATATGATGTTTGAATTTGCTAGGTTCGTTCCCGAACTGTCCTGTACATCCTGTGTTGTGGATATTGAATCTATCTTTAATAAGCCTGTCGCCGGTTGATTCCTCTTGGCGTTGTAGTTGATCAACCTCGCCAATCTTAGGACACTGTTCCTTCTCTCCGCTGTCTCCAGGAAGTTCTCCCTGGCGTTTAGATCAACCCTGAATGAAAGTGCTTGTGCTATGTAGGCTATGAGATCTATCAGTGCCACGTACTCAGAACTTTCAACGAAATCGTTGAAATCATCTGGGTAGTTCTCCTTGAGATATGCTACCATGGTCCTTCTCAAGGTCTCGAAGTCGTATGATTTGAAGTCGGCCTGTTGGAAAGCCTGGTAGATCTTCCTCCAATCTTCCGCTACTAATAATCTGTTCTGTCTATCTGTTGTGGCCATTGTAATTACAATGGTATTTATATGTTAGGAAATGTGCGTATATTAAGATAGGCGTAACAACGAATTCTCATCGAAGTTGAATCTCAGTTTCTCTGTGATGTTCAGTGGCACATAGGTTATAGTGGCCTGTATGGCTATGCCCTTGTCCGCTTCCGTGACCAAGATCTCCTCCGTGCTGATACGTGGGTCTGCGTTGAGATTTGCTGTTATGTCCTCTACAATGGCGTCTTTGAGTTGCTCTGTGAACGGTTCAAATATGGCATCATAAATTATCGTACCAAATTCTGGGTTCTCAACCCTCTCGCCCTTACGTATGCTCAACCTGTTGATCAGGTCCTGCTTGGCAACCTCGAAGTCGTACAGTTTGAAGTTCTGCTTGTCCGCACGTGAGCTGAACCCCTTGAAGGTCACTGACTTGTTTGATAAATCTCCTGATCCTGAATCTCCGTATGCCATATGCTTATTTACTCACTAAAAAAACTTAAATTTACTCTTCAAAAAATTTACTGCTGTTGACTTTAATTCTGCTACCTTACCGTATACGAAATTCTGTAATGCAAGTTTTGGATCGTTGATAAGACTTTGTATTTCCGTGGCCTTGCCCAACAAGTTGTTCAAATCTTTGACCGGTAGTTTGATGTTGTCGTTGAGTTTGACCACCTTGCCCAGTTTGTCTGCCACTGCTTTCACTGTTGGCTGTTTCAACAACTCGGCTTTGATCAACTTCAATTCTGTAGACGAGATTTCTGGACTAGTTTTTTTGATCTGTTCTATGGCCTGGTTAACATAGTCCTTCTTATACTGAGTGCTACTCTTCCTGCCATATGGTTCGTGGGTCACAAAATCTGTGACCGTTGTCTTGTTAGCCCTCTTGTTGACTACTCCGTTGATGTATGGTTGATCATCATCTATATCGATCAATGCGTCTTCTCCTGCCTCACCACCTGTGACCTTAATCCTAACATATTCGCTGTCTGGTTTCAACCAACTAGGTCCCCAATCCGCTATGCTGGTTCCTCCGCCTGATCCTGGTCTGCCCATTGGCTTGTTGAAGTGTACCTGGCTTCCTTGTAGATGAAACTGGCCTTTGGCTCCATGCAGTTGTTGTGCCGGTGTGTAGGAAGTGATCCCTTTAAGAGCATAATCCTGAATGACTCCATTTTGCGAACTTGTAAAAACCCCTTTGTCCCCCATCGCAAACACATAACCCTCTGCGTTCAGTGCCACGTTGGTCTCTGATGTGAAATTTATGGCACCCTTGGCGTGGAAGTTTATGTTCATGTCAGAGTGTAGGTTGAAGTCCCTGCCTGATCTTAAATTTATTCCACCGTCTGAATACACACTGATCGTACCGTCTTTGGCCATCTCGATGAATGCTTTTCCTGATCCGTTTGCTAGGTACACAACACCCTCCGTGTCGTGCATCAACAGTTGGTGTCCGGATGCTGTCCTCAATCTGGTCAGTTGGTTCGTGCCATCCGTGGCACCGTCGTCCATGACGAAACTGTGACCTGGATCCCTGTCCGTCTTGACCTTGCTGTTGTCCAATCCTATGTTCAGCTCTCGTGAGTCTGAACGTATCCTGCCCGGTGTGTTGATACCAAACACCCTGCTTGGAGATTCACGTCTCGCTGACGATGATGTGGTCCCCCTCACTGTGTCCTGTACCAGTCCCTGCTTTTTCAGTTGATCTGCTAAAACATCATTGACAGGATATTTCCATTTGTCTATGTTCTGTAAAATCTCACCTGGTGCGTACAATCGCTGATTCTTCTCACCTGCCGGTAAAAATTCTGTTCCGTAATCGGCCAACTTGCTGGTCTCTGATGCCTCTTGTGCTTCCGCGGCCTTGGATGTGTTGACCGAGGCGCCGTTACCTGGCACTTGTTGATTGACCAAGGGTTTCTGCACACAACCTATCCAGAAAGCACTGGCGTTGGACTGTTCTCCCTTGGCGAATATCACCAACACGTCCGTGTCTACATCCGGTGGTACCGCCCACATGCCGTAACTGTGCTGTGTTTCCTTGTATAGGTAAGGATCGATCTCTGACACCGCGTTGATGCTTTTCGCACCGTAGAACGGTGACAGGTACTGGCACCATATTATCTGGCTGGAAGTTGGGTTAGTGGTCTGACTCAATGCTGGTATGTTCACACCCAGTCTGCCCATCTTCAATGGGTCGACAGTGACCTTTACCGTGCCAATGTACGGACCTGGATCGTTGTCAATGTATTTCTCGTTGAAACTCTTCTGGTTGTCCTGTGTGTCTGTGAATCCTGCTGAAGTGTATGCCATACTTTAGTTTATCCTTATACCGGGAAGTCCCTATTAATCTTTTCAATCGACTCCCTGAACTCGTCAAATTTTGTTATCGGCTTGGTAATTTTTTTCTTGATGTCCGCACTTTCTTTGATCTCCGTTATGCTTTTTATCGAGGCGTTTGTCAACAACGGTACTGCACCCTCGCCCTGTTGGTTGTTGAACCTGCTACAGTGCAGTGTCTGTAAGAACTGTCCGTTGTCAAATTTTGTGTCTATCTTGTTGACCTGGTACAGTCCATTGAAGAACAGGTTCTCGTCCCTGAAACGTTTCTTGCCACCATTGAACATGGTGCCCTCTTTCTCGTCTATGTCATCGGGCAGACGATATCTCACACTGATTATGGGTTGGAATCGGTCAGCGTTAAAACTGCCTGATGCTGTGTCGAATGACTCATCCTTGGCGCCGAATGACTTGCCGTCCTCTTGTATGGGCACGTACATGTCCTGGCAGATGTATGTGGGATCTCCCAGTATCTCCAGTTCAATCCTCATCATGTCCACCTCAGGATTGGTGAGGTAATCATAGAACTGTTGGGCCTTGTTGGCCTCCCCTGACAGTGTCTGCACGGTGTTGGCACCCTTTATAGATGACGGGTATTGTCTCAGAGGCAACAGCGGTTCTGGATCACGCTCCCTGCCAAACACGTTCCTGAACGCTTCCGTCAGCGGTGCGAACAGTCCCTTCTCTGTTTCACTCTTGTCATCACCCCTCAAATTCCTCAGGTAGTAGGCTGTCTTGTAGTTGATTCGTAAACTCTGCACGTCGACGTTGTCGCCGGTGTAGATGTAGTCATATTCCTTGTGTACCTTGCGACCCCAGTCCACGTTGGCTATGCTGACCCCTGGACCAACGAACTTAAGGATGTGTATCTTGTAGGGTATGGCCTTGTATGTGATGGTCTTTGGATGCATCTTGGTTATGGGATCGATCTTGCTGGTGTCCGTGTACACAG